ATCACCGTTATGCTTTGCTGCTGATCACCAATGTAGAAACCGGTTCGGCTCCAAGAATGAGGACAGTCTCTGGTGCACAATTACGCTCTCTTGTATCGAGATAGCTCAAGCTGGAAGGACTGAGCAGCTGGCGTGGCTTGAAGGATTTCAGCGTGTGGGTACAGGCGATTGACTTCTAGTGACATGGCTGCTCGTTGGTCATGTGGCATGCGGCAGCCAAAGACCACTCCGGTAAGTTCTCCAAGTCCGAATTTTATGTCTTCATACGGAGCGTGTTTATTTCGTCCATCACCTGCAAATATCCTCCACTCACTTTCATGCTTCCAGGCGTCAGATTTTGTATAGGTCAACGCATCTATACGCTTCGCGTGGTCGAAGCGCACTAACCCTGATAAGAAGTCCGAAAGCTCGTCTGGTTCGAAGAGCATCGGGATGTCTTCCATGTAAGACATTTTTTTCGCTGTTTTGTATGGGCTGTCTGCTCCAGGTTCATCTTGGAAACGGAGGACTACACCTTTGTTACTATCGGCATAATATGCCCACATAAGCTGGTTGATGGGCGAGTCAGTCAGGCACAGTATTTTGGATGTGGAGAGCTGTTCTCGGGTGTGGCGGTATGTTTGATGAATACTCCGATCCATAGCTGCGAATGATTCCCGTATGCCAACCTCCATTTTACGCATGAAACTTTTTTTAGGTATGCCTTTGAGGATTGGCCTCATGCGGTCAATTACAGCAGACATTCTATTTTCAGGATGTCCCTGGAGCTCGCCCGTAAATACTTTCCATAGCTTCTCGAGTGTGGCGCGAAGAACTTCAGCACGATCAAAGTTGATACGTAGGTCAAATTGAATGTCGTAGGGGTCGTTTAGTGTCGCAGGTGTGCTCCAGCGGAGGGTCTGATTTGTCAGCACAATGTTGGCGGTGCTGTAAGTCATGTACTTGTAGAAGGCCTCAGGCATGGTTCAGGCTCAGCTCGATTATTTGCCCTGATGCCATCATGCCACGTCTCGATTGTCAATTGGCGCCGTGGGGCCAAAACCTGGTAGTGATCGGGTTTTTGCCGGAGCTGGCGTTATCAGTTCTCAGATTAAATTGTACAACCAGTTGAAGGATCAACGATCCCGTGCGTTGTATGAAAAACCCGGCAATTTACGGGGCTTTTGATTTTCGGACCGACAGCTGATCGGATGTTCTAGACAGATCCTCGGAGTTAAACCCCATCATCTCCGAAACTACTGCAGCCATGCTTTTCGTGTCCGCTGGTATCCATCTGCCGTAGTGCTTTTTCACCATTGTGGTGTCGCTGTGGCCAAGCTGGCGAGCTACCCATTCCACCGGTACAAAACTCGATAGCGCCTGGCTGGCGAAGGTGTGGCGGCACTGGTTGGCGCCCCGATGTCGCACTTGGGCTTTGGCCAAGTGAGCGGTAAACCAGTTGCTGATCGTCTTGCCGTTCCATAACAGCCCGCTAGTTGAGCTGCGAAACAGGAAACGCAGTCTCTCTTTTCGCTTGGTGATGTTGTCTCGCTGAATCACGTCAATTTCTACGGGCTGACAATCCATCTCGTCTTCCATCAGTTGTCGCATCAGTTCGAGGGCGGGCGTGATCAATTCAACCACACGAATGCGAGACCGTTCTTTTGGGACTTTAAACTGACCCACGACTAGGGCGCGTCTCACCGAGATGGTTCCATTCGCCAAGTCCACGTCTTCCATCGCGACGGCGATCAGCTCGGAAAGCGACAGCCCTGCCCAGCAGTTGAATAGGATCATACGAACATCCTGTCCCCGCGCCGGATCGGCCTCGGCGATAAGTCGGAGTTCGTCGCGAGTGAAGGGGTCGGCTGTTTCGCTGTCCGCATCGATCTGGATATTAGTGATGCGGTCCAGCGGGTTGGTTTTAATGACGCCATCTTCGAAGGCGTCAGCCCATATGCCTCGGACGATGGTGAAGATGTCATTAACGGTCTTAGGGGCCAGCTCCTGTTTCAAAAGTTGGGCCTGCCACAGTTCAAGCTCGCTTTTGCTGATATCCATGAAGCGGCGCTTGCCGAACTTTGCCTCGACGTGATTCGCCTTGCTGACGTAGTTGTCGAAAGTACTCTTCGCCTTTCGGACCTCTTGCACTTCCAGCCACTTAACTAATCCTTCCTTCACAGTACGTTTGACCGAAACCCCCGGGCTTAATGACCAGGTAGCTGCCCGTGGGGAGTCTGGGAAGTGGGCTGCATAGTCGAAACGATTTTCCTTGATCTCGGCCAAAATCGTGCGGCGCTTGTTGTCGGCATAAGCGATGGCGGCTTTGTTTATTTTAACAATGCCGGCCAGCGGCTCGCGGCAACGCTGGCCGTGCAGCTGGAAAACGATTCGCAGCTGCTTGCCATTCATCTCTACGCCGGTGGGTAGCTTCGCTATCAGTTCATGCTCAAGGATTGGGCACATTACCGCTCAGCGCTCTCGCTCCCGGACTTCGGTGCTTTGAGTCAGGACCGTTGGGCCATTCAGCTGATCAAAGAACGCAGCGCGCTTGCGGACATTAAGGCCGGCCGCATAGTCGACGCCATCGCGAAATGTCGAAACCTTTGGGCAAGCCTGCCTGGTGCTGGCTACAACCAGCGCGAGCACAAACACGAAGTTCTGGTGGAGCGTTTCATCGCTGCCGGCGGGGCGTTGGCATGACGCCGTTGGATCTAATCCCGACGCCATACCGGGGCTTTGCGGCATCCGGATTTATCATTGCCGCATGTGGCATCGCAGCTTTGCTGTCATGGCAGGCTCAGGATTGGCGATACGGTCAGCTGCTTGAACATCAGGCCCGTCTTCATGCTGACACGCTCAACGAAATAGTGCTGGCAGCGGCAGCTGTTCAGCGTAGCGAACAGACCAAGCGGCTTGCTCTGGAGCAACGTCTGCAGGTCAGTGACCAAGCCCATTACAGTGAATTGATCGATGCTCAAAAGCGCCAGAAACGCCTGCTTAACAGCCTTGCTACTTCCGATCTACGGTTGTCAGTCCTACTCGCCGCAACCGATTCCGGTAGCTGTTCAGTGTCAGCCGCCCCCGGCACCAGCGGCCTGGATCATGGCGCCCGTCGAGCCGAACTTGAGCCAGCGCATGCTCAACGAATTATCGGCATCACCGATGACGGGGATCGCGGATTAATCGCGCTTAAGGCCTGTCAGGCCTACGCAAAAGAAGTGTCTTCGTCGAAGTAAAAGGAGCGAACAGCCCCGGTGCGTCAACACCGGGACTGAACGCCAAACCCGCAGCCCTATCCTGCAAGTTCAGCCAAGACTCCCGCTTCGTGCACAAAGCGGGCGGAGTCTATCAACTGTTTATCCATACAGTAAAGGTTCGCTTGCAATGTCAAATCCCATCGTTCCATGGATGGGCGGCAAACGCCGCCTGGCCGACCGCCTCATCCCGCTTTTCCCACCTCATGAATGCTATGTCGAAGTATTCGCCGGAGGTGCGGCCTTGTTCTTCATGCGTCCCCAGGCCGCACCGGTTGAAGTCCTAAACGACATCAACGGCGACTTGGTGACTCTCTATCGCGTTGTCCAAAATCATCTTGAAGAATTCATTCGGCAATTCAAATGGGCGCTCAGCTCGCGCCAGATTTTCGAATGGCAGAAAATGACCCGTCCCGAAACATTGACCGACATCCAGCGCGCCGCGCGGTTCTTCTACCTGCAGCAGCATGCGTTTGGTGGCAAGGTTGCTGGCCAGACCTTCGGCACGGCGACAACAGGCCCGGTCATCAACCTGTTAAGGATCGAGGAAAATCTTTCCGCCGCATGGCAGAGACTTGCGGGCACTTACGTCGAAAATCTGTCCTGGCTAGAGTGCGCCGAACGTTACGACCGACCGCATACCTTTCACTATATGGATCCGCCGTATTGGCAAACGGCCGGCTACGGGGTGGATTTCCCACTGGAAAATTATGAGCGGATGGCTGATTTCATGAGGCGGTGCAAAGGCAAGGTGATGGTGAGCATCAACGACCATCCCGATATCCGTCGAGTGTTCGAGGGATTCCATTTCGAGACAACTGATATCCGCTACACCACAGCTAACCAACGAATAGGCAAGGCTGAGGTGACTTCGGAGCTGGTGATTTTGAACTGGCAGCCGGAGGCCCTTGCCAGCCTGTTTTGAGCTGCAAAACCAACAAAGGATGGCCCTCCCTACGCCATCCTTACTGTTGCCGCCGCTATTCTCGGGATCTCGACGACGTCATTTTTCCAGCTTTTGATTTGGCGTTATTAGATGGGGGCCTTGGTTCCTCACGTTTCCCACATACTTACTAACTTCGAACCAGGTGAATCCTCGGTCGGGCTGCAGCACTCTTTGGAGATCTCGGTAGCGCGCTCCCTGCGTGGTCTCGGGATCGATCCATTCCCGTGCATGCTCAGCACTCAACACCACAGGGCGGCGGTCGTGAATATCCACCATCCCTTGATCTGAATCTGCGGTGATGATCACAAAGCCGTCTTGCGAATCTTGTTCCAACCCCTGATGCACTTCAGCCAGCGC